CGTCCTCGACCATCTACCTGTACGACGTGATCGACCCGTTCTGGGGAGTCTCCGCGGCCTCTTTCGTGAAGGCGCTGAATTCAATCAGCACGCCAAAGATCGAGCTGCATATCAACTCGCCGGGTGGCGATGTGTTCGACGGCCGCGCGATTGCGAGCGCGATCGCCGCGCATCCTTCGCAGGTTACGGCCCACGTGGATGGCTACGCGGCCTCTGCCGCCTCGATCGTTGCGATCGCCGCGAAGCAGGTCGTCATGGCGCCGGGCTCTTTCCTGATGATTCACAACGCCTGGACGTTTACCTACGGGAACGCAGCGGAGCTGCGCACGACGGCGGATTTGCTGGACAAGATTGATGGCTCCTTGATTGAGGATTATGTGCGCGCCTCGGGCGCATCGGCCGAGCAGGTCAAAGCCTGGATGGATGCGGAGACCTGGTTCACGGCCCAGGAAGCGGTCGACGCGGGCCTGGCTGACTCAGTCGCCGAGACTGCCGACCCTGACGAGGGCGTCAACGACTCCTGGGACCTCTCGGTATACGGCCGCGCCCCCACGCGCAAGGAGCCGCCAGAGATCGAGCCGGCCGTCGACATCGCGGCCCTAGATGCCGCGCACAGCGAGCGCGCAGCGCGCCTGCGCCGAGCGTCCTTTTCCTGATTCGCAATTATTTCGCCTAGCGGCTCCCGCTAACTGGCGACCGTCGGCGCCCCGGTTTCGGGCGCTTCTTCCATATCGGAGTACTCAAGAATGTTACGTATCAATCAGTTGCGGGAGCAGCGGACCTCTCTCGCCAAGGAGGTTCGCAACCTTCTGGAAAAGAACCCGGGCGCAACATGGAACGCCGAGCACCAGTCGACGTACGACGCGAAAATGCAGGAGATCGATCGCCTCGACGCGGAGACCAAGCGCCTTCAGGCCGCGGCAGATCTGGACGCCGACGGCGCCTTCGAGGATGCGACCGAACAGGTGAATGCGGATCGCGCACGCAGGGAAGGGCGGCAGGCCGGCGCTCCGGATCCGCTGTCCGCGCGCGGGATGTATCAATCATTCCTGCGCGGCGGCGTCGAGCAGATGAGCGCGGATCAGCAGCGCACCTTCCGCAACACCATGTCGACCACCACCAACAGCCAGGGCGGCTACACGGTTGCCACCGAGGTGGCGAAGACCGTCATCGACATCATGAAGATGTTCGGCGGGATGCGGGCGGTTGCTGACGTGTTCGGCACGGCGCAGGGCAACCCGATCAACTATCCGACTTCCGACGGCACCGCAGAGACCGGCGAAGTCATCGCGCAGAACACCGCCGCAAACGGTGCCGACCCTGTGTTCGGGGCCGTGACCCTGCAGGCCTGGAAGTTCTCCAGCAAGATTGTGGCAGTTCCCTTCGAGCTGCTGCAGGACGCCTCCGTCGATGTCGAGGGCTTCGTCAATCGCCGCTGCGCAACCCGCCTGGGCCGCATCCAGAATACGAAGTTCACGGTCGGAGCGGGCTCCGGCTCCGGTGAGCCGCAGGGCGTCGTCGGCGTCGCCGGCGCGGGCAAGACCGGAATCACCGGCCAGACGCTCACCGTCATCTATGATGACTTCGTCGATCTGGAAGGCGCGGTGGACCCGGCATACCGGGCGCTCGGCAACTGCCGCTGGATGATGGCCGACAGCTCCTACAAGGTCGCAAAGAAGCTGAAGGACAGCAACCTCCGTCCGATCTTCGTTCCCTCCTACGATGCGGGCATTTCGCGCTCCGCGCCGGCGGAGATCCTCGGCTACCCGATCCAGATCAATCAGGACATGGCCGCGATGGCCGCGAATGCGAAGTCGATCCTTTTCGGCGACTTCTCGTTCTACAAGATCCGCGACGTCATGGAGGCGGTGATGTTCCGCTTCACGGATTCCGCCTATACGAAGCTCGGTCAGGTCGGCTTCCTGATGTGGGCGCGGGCGGACGGCAACCTGGTCGACACGACCGCTGTGAAGTACTACCAGAACTCCGCAACCTGAGCGGGCGCCGAGTCTGAAGCTACTGAGCGGGGCGGTTTGATGCCGCCCCGCCCGGTGATGTTAATTTTTCCGACCACAAATTGAGGTTCACTGCCATGGCAGACGCAAAGACCAAGAAAGTGCGCGTGCTCACCGAGACGCGGCACAAGGGCGACGTGCTCAAGCACAACCAGGTCGTCGAAATGACCGACGATGAGATCAAGGCGCAGGCCGGCGCGGTTGATCCGCATCCGGATGCCGTCGCGCATGCCGAGGGCGTCGCTGCGGAAATCGCCGCGGCCGCGGCGAAGAAGGGCTGAAGGCTTTCACGTGTCGGGAAGCATTCTCGTCACAGGCCCCGCGGCCGAGCCCGTAACGCTCGAGGAGGCTCGCTCGCAATGTCGGCTCACCGACACCAGCGAGGACGGCCTCCTTGCCGGCTACGTGCTCGCCGCCCGCCAGCTCGTCGAGGGGCGAATCGGGCGCGCGCTGCTGACGCAGACGTGGCTTGAAACCTTCGACGAGGACTGGCCGCGGGCCGACGGGCATCGCCGCGTACGCTATCTGCGTCGCAGCCTGTCGCACCGGCGCATCATGCTCTCGATCACGCCGGTGCAGAGCATCGCCTCGATCCAGTACGTCGATACGACCGGCGCCACGCAGACGCTGGACCCTTCGCAGTACCGCCTCGGCATGCACCACCTGGTCAGCGTCCTCGAGGAGGCATATGGGGTGTGCTGGCCCGCGGTGCGCTGCCAAGGCGATGCGATCTCGGTGCAGTACGTCGCCGGCTACGCGCAGCCGGGGCTGATCCCGGAGACCGTCCGGCAGGCAATCTTGCTACTGACCTCTCACTTTTTCGATAACCGCGGGGCGACCGTCGTGTCGGCCTCCCGGGCAACCGCGATCGAGCTGCCGATCGGCGTGGAGGCGCTGCTCGCGGCCAAGAACGTGCCATGGGCGTTCTGAGCGGCGGGGAGCTCGATCGACGCATCGGGCTCTACCACCAGGTGAAGACGCCCAACTCCTCGAACGGGGAGCCGATCGTTACCTATTCGACCCCTTATGCGATGCCCTACGCCAAGCGCGGGGATTTGAAGGGCACGAAGCGCCTGATCGCGCAGCAGACCGTTTCGCAGCAGCAGATCGAGTACACGATCCGCTACATCGAGGGCGTCCTGTCGACTGATCGGGTCGTGAATGAGGACGGGCTCACCCTTGAGATCATGCAGATCGCACAGCTCGGGCGGCGCGAGGGTCTGTGTCTTCTGTGCCGAATGGTGGTGCCGTGACAACGGCCCTTGAGAGCGTGCACGCGGCCCTGGTAGCCGATGGGAACGTAACGGCCGCGCTCGCCGGGCGCATCACGCCGGTCGTCGCGCCGCAGAACCAGGCGACGCCGTACGCGGTGCTCGATACCACGCACACGCACGTTTTCAACAACCTGGGCGGCTTCGCGGGCCTCGATATCTGCGAAGTCGCAGTCGAGGTGTGGGCACAGTCGTTCACTGACGCGGCCGCGAACGCCCTGATCTGCCGCCGAGCCCTCGAGGCGGTCGGCTTTCTGTGCCTCGATCAGCTCCCAGATCAGGTCGACGACGAGATCTCGCCTCAGGAATTTGGCGCGGGCTGGCTTTTTCAGGCTTCGCAATAGGCTCTCAATTTTCACTTCGAAGGAGTGCTAATAAATGACCGGTACACCAATCAAGGGCCAAGGCGCGGTCCTGTCCGTCGGAAGCGCACTCTCCGGGACCGCGATCGCCGTCACAGCCGCAACGAACGCCAGCCCGGCCGTCCTGACCGCGGTCAACACGTTCGCGGCTGGCGACCTGCTCGCAGCGGCCGCGTTCAATGGCATCACGCAGCTGAATGGCCGCGCGTTCATTGCAAGCCCGGTCACTGGCACGTCCGCAACGCTGAAGGGGGTCGATTCAACCCTTTACGGGGCGTACACCAGCGGGGGCACCCTGCAGAAGTACACGACCACCGACATTGCGAACAATGTCTCCATGAAGGGCTTTGACGGCCAGGCGGCGGAAATCGCAACCTCGCACCTTCTCTCGTCCGCCGGGGAGACGGAGCCTGGATTGCAGGACTTCGGACAGCTCACGGTCGATGTTCAGCTGATCACGGCGGATGCCGGTCAGCTCTACCTGCAGCAGATGCAGGAGACGCAGGCCGTGGCGCCATTCAAGCTGACACTCTCAAATGGCGCCGTCTGCGCGTTCATGGCTTGGGTGAAGGGATTCTCGATTGATGGAATTGCATCAAACGGGATCGTCACCGGCGAGGTGACGCTGCGCATCACCAACCGACCGGCGAAATTCGCATGAGCCTGACACGCGATCAGATCCTTGCGATCGAGGACCGAAAG